ATGCAATTACCCCAGAAGATGTGGTGGCCTGCATGATTGCTCTGAAACTGGCTAGACTTGCAGAGGACACAAGCAAGGACGACTCTTGGGTGGATATCATTGGCTATGCTGCGCTGGGTGGGGAGATCGTTAACGATGAAAACTAAATACGACGAGAATCAGATGAATCTTCTGGACATCGAGGTCAAGGAAGCTGCGATGGGCTTCAGTGAAGAAGACTGGGCACCGCCTTCTTCTCTTCCTGATCTGACGAACTGTGACAGGATCGCAATTGATTTGGAAACACGGGATCCAAACCTCCTGACATTGGGGCCGGGATGGTGCCGGGATGACGGCTATGTTATTGGCTATGCTGTTGCAGCGGGTGACTTCGTTGGCTACTTCCCTGTCCGCCACGAGGGTGGTGGTAACATGCCAGAGAAGACAGTCGTCAACTGGTTAAAGAAACAGATGGCAACTCCGCACATAGAAAAGGTTATGCACAATGCTATGTATGATCTGGGCTGGATGCGTTGGGCTGGCATTGAGGTGCAGGGTAAGATTATTGACACGATGATTGCTGCTCCACTACTGAACGAGAACCGGCGGTTCTATAATCTAAACTCACTGTCGGGCGAGTATCTGTCTGAATACAAGAACGAGAAGATGCTCAAAGCTGCGGCAGCAATGTATGGTGTCGATCCAAAGTCAGGTATGTGGAGACTGCCAGCTAGGTTCGTTGGTAAGTACGCCGAGCAAGATGCGGCTGTTACCCTTCGTCTGTGGGACAGGTTGCGTCCAGACATTATCAAGGAAGAGGTCACGGGTATTTTTGATCTCGAGTCCAGCTTGATGCCCTGCCTGTTAGACATGAAAACACGCGGTGTTCGAGTGGACATAGACAAGGCGGAGCTAGTAAAGAAAGACCTGCTTGGTCGAGAGCAGAACCTACTTAAAGAAATAAAGGAAGAGACCGGCATCTTTATCGAACCGTGGGTTGCTACATCTATAGCAAAGGCGTTCGACTCCCTTGGTCTCAAGTACCATCGGACAGAAACCTCTGAAGCGCCGTCCTTTACAAAGCAGTTTCTTGCCACTCACCCGCATCCGATTGCACAGAAGATTGTAAAGCTGCGCGAGTTTAACAAAGCCAACACAACATTTGTTGAGACTATTCTTGAGCATTCTCATAAGGGTCGCATCCATTGTGATTTCAATCCTCTTCGTTCTGATGATGGTGGCACTGTGACTGGGCGCTTCTCCTCAAGCAACCCGAATCTACAGCAAATTCCTGCCCGTGATCCAGAGATCAAGGCAATGATCCGTGGATTATTTATACCAGAAGAAGGCTGCAAGTGGGGAAGTTTTGACTATGCCTCACAAGAGCCACGCTGGTTGGCGCACTACTGCGCCACAATGAAGGGGCAGAACAGACACCCGATCATCGACAATGTAGTTGATATGTATCATGCAGGTAATGCTGACTTCCACCAGATGGTTGCTGACATTGCCGGCATCAGCCGTAAGGAAGCCAAGACAGTTAACCTTGGTATTATGTATGGTATGGGCAAGAAGAAGCTGGCCGGTGTTATGGATATTTCAGAGGACGACGCCACCAGCTTGCTGCATAAGTACCACGAGAACGTGCCGTTTGTTAAAGGTATTGCCGACGCTACAATGAACCGAGCTTCAGATGTAGGAAGTATCAGAACTTATCTGGGTCGTAAGTGCCGCTTCGATATGTGGGAACCAAAGAGCTACGGCTACAACAAAGCTTTGAAACTTGAGGAGGCTATCAAAGTCTATGGTGGTCGTGGCATGATCCGTAGAGCCTTCACATACAAAGCTTTGAACCGACTGATTCAAGGTTCGAGTGCCGACCAAACCAAGAAGGCGATGGTCGATTGCTATAAAGAGGGTCTGCTACCTATGCTCACTGTGCATGACGAACTGTGCTTTAGTATTGAATCGAAGGAGCAGGCTGATCGAATCGTAGAGATCATGACAACCTGCGTCCCTGATCTTAACGTACCCTTCGAGGTTGATATGGCCTTGGTGGATAACTGGGGAGAAGTAGAATGACAAATATCATAGATGAAAATCTTGTGCAAGAAATGAAAAAGTATTTGCATTATGACCCAGAAACAGGAGTGTTTACTTGGAAAAAACAAAAAAGTATCGGCGCACCCAAGGGTTCAGTAGCAGGGTTTCTGGTGGCTGACGGAAAACGTGTAAGAAAAAAAATTAAATTTGATGGAACGAAGTATTTTAGTAGTCGTTTAGCATGGGCTTTTGTGCACGGTTCCATATCTACTGAAATTCTAATTGACCACATTAATGGTGATCCTTTGGACAACAGAATAGAAAACCTTAGACTAGCTACACATTCATTGAACTCCCGAAACAGAAAGATATATGATAACAATAAAACAGGGGTAACTGGAGTTTTAAAAAGAGAAAAAAAATCAGGAATTTTTTGGGAAGCCACGATTTATAGTACGAAAAGAGTATATTTAGGATCGTTTAGAACAAAAAGAGAAGCAATTGCGGCAAGAAAAGCCGGGGAAAAAATACTTGGTTATATATCAAGAAACGGAGAAGTAGAATGAACTGCTGGCATTGTGCGGCTGAACTTATCTGGGGCGGAGATCACGACTATGAAACGGAGCAAGGTGGAGAAGGTATTGTCACCAACCTTTCTTGCCCGAACTGCGAGGCACAAGTGTTTGTGTATCTCGACCTCGACACGGAGAATGAAAATGTTTGAAGCTATGATACTAATTTGTTTGGTTTCATTACCCGGCGAGTGTACGGCACTAAAAGATTTACGAGGGCCATACGAAACGATGGGCCAGTGCAATGTACGGTCATCTGAAATGGCGCAAAGTATAGAAGAAGATCCTAGGACCGCGAACCTATATACAGTGAACGGCGCGCGATGCGACAAAGTCACCGGGATCAAGACTAAAACGTCAAATCTCAGCGACCTCGAGGTATAATGATACGGTCATCGATACTGAGGTCGACGAGAATCGATGTTTTTATTTAACGATTTCAGTTGTTTGTACCTTGTAGAATAAGCGTGTAATTTACAAGGTTAGCCCTTTGCGAGGTCTCGGATTCTTTTGACCAGCCTTTTTGCGCGGTTCGGGACCTGATCATGCCACCTCGAGTCGACCATTTCGTCGGCTGCGCGTTCCCAATCTCTGGCATCGACCCCAGCTTTCATGCCCTTGAACTTGCTGAGTCGTGGTCTTCCCATATTGAACATCATGTTCGCGATCACTAGCTGTGCTTCTTCCGGCAGATCGTCGAAGTCATCATACAAAACCTGACAGTCTTCGATCGTCACAGCGATATCAAGATTAAAGCGTTTACGCACCCGATCTTCCGACACGGGCGTACCAACAGGCTGACCGTATTCTGGATCGTGCTCCTTAATGAGCGCTCCGATTCCGAAAGTTGGTAGACCTAAATGATCTAAATATATTTCAAACTTGCAGCCTTCGTCTTCTGCAAGCTCTTCTCTTAGCTGATCTTTGTTCATTGCTGTCCTCGTAACCTTGCTGCCAATAGCTGGTCTTGTGGGTTAGGCAGTGTTATAGCATTAGCCATTGAAGTTTGTGCGGGTCCCGCCGAAGGGGCTGTAGCAGGACCCGCTTGCGCTACCACAGGAGGAGGTGTGGTTGCAGCAACTTGTGGTTGTGGTGATGTAGCCGCGCCCAGCAAAGATCCGAGGTCCGGGGTCGTAGCTTCTTGAACCTGTGGCTCTGGAACAGGGGCGCCAAGTCGGCGTTGTTTAAACTCCCTACGAATAGCATTTAGCTCAGATATTGGCAATTTGTTTCCATTCTGACGGACACGTTTTTTAATCTCGGAGCTAGGCGTAAATGGGTCAAACCTACCGCGCATGAGGTCGCTAGCGTTTGCGACCTTGTTATTTTTTAATGCTCTTCTGATCTCTGAATCAGTCATACCAGACTTACGCATGTTTTCAATTGTACGATACATTTGATTTGCTATACGAAACTGTGCTTCGTTAGCATCTATATACGTTTGAATTGCATTCTCCGGATCCAATGCACCTCGAGTTGACACAGCCGAGTTAAATATCTGAGCGGCACTTTGCAAAGAGCGCCCGTACTCGAAGCCCTTGTACATCAGGACGTTGTCTGGTTTGACTTCAGTTTCTGTAATGCCACTAAGTGTACGGAAAATTTCTTGTGCTATTTTTCTTTCGTTGCCTGCCGGGTCAACAGTGTTTTCACTGAAAGCTCGTGCCAGTCTGCCAAGCTCAAAGCCCGGAGCCTGTGTTTCTTTTTTCTGCGCTTTGACATCTACGAAAAGTTTCGCACCTCCGGGAACAAAAGCCCCTGCGATATGCGTCACGCTTTTGAAGACCTTTTCTCCGGGCGTTTCAACTCCGGGATCATCTCGATAAACTTTTGCACCTGACTGAGTCACCCCACCACGTTTGGTAACATCTAGAATTCTTTCTGTCAGAATTGATTCTCCAGCAAAGGGTTCAAACATTTCTGCTACTGCTCCCATTACTGCGTCGGTAGCAATTTTACCAGTGTCTGAACCCATATCCTCGCCCTTGCTTACTGCATTTAGAATAGCTCTAGCTGGCTTAGATAAATATGCATACGGATTCGTATAGCTGTAGTTTGTGTACCCTGTAATTATTGTTTCACCTTTAGCGTTTTTCTTTGTACTGGTTGGAAGTAGTATAGAATTTACTTCCCAAGGCGCACCGTTTTCACGGATCGCGTCTATTTGTTCTTGTGTAGTGCCTGTTAAATCCAACGCCATCTTCTGCATAGCTGTGGGCACAACCATTGTTGTGGTTGTGAAACCCATTAATCGACGCATACCAATTTCGCGAATCTTAGGATTCGTGCTGGCAATTTCATCTAGCGCCTGCTTTAAGGTGTTAGCACTGGTGCGAAGAATTTCTGCTGGAAAGGCAATGAAGTTACCGACAGGCAGCTTACGCAGTCCTTTAATAAACTCTGGTACACGCTCATAGTTTGGTACGGTGTTCTTTACAATGTCGGCTGCGTACTGATCTAAAGCTTGAGCAGCAGCCCTGCTTGACGGAATGCCGTCAGCAGAAGCTCTTTGCATTAAAGACACAAATGCATCATCTCCAAGAACAGACCTAGCCGCTACGTTTGCGTTGCCGCCAAAAGCAGACAGCAACTTGTTGCGCTCAAACTCAAAGTTATAAACCTTCCAAACATCATCACCGCCTTGGTATAGGTCACGCATAAATTTGTTGGTACTGCTGAGAAACATCCCAGCCTTTCCCCGTTTAAATTTATCACTTAACTTGCCACTGCTAGGAATGCCGAGCGAATCTTCGGTTGCTCCTCTTGTGCTGCCATAGCCCATAGAAATTAGATTATCGATTTCCTTTAGCTGAGACTGTGTTCCAACTACACCCATTCGTTGCAGGTTTCTAAAATAACTT